CGTCGCCGCGACGTATGCGCCGTTGGCGAATCCTGTGTTCACGGGAGCCCCGCAGGTGCCGACCGCTTCGGCCGGGGCGAACAGCACTCAGGCGGCAAGCACGCAATTCGTGCAGACGACGGTAGCAACGGGACCATCCGCGAACAACATCGGGCGCAACCTCGTGCATAACCCGTATTTCAACGTGGCGCAGCGTGGGGCGGGGCCGTGGACTGCTGCGGGCAACTACACAGCAGATCGCTGGCAGCTTTCGCTGTCTACCGACGCCGCCAGCATAACGATAGGCAGCATGACCGATACGATGCGGGCGCAGATCGGCGATGAAGCGGCGCTGTTTTATCTGCAGAACGTCTTTACCGGCAACGCTGCGGCGGGCGCTTTTACCAGAGTCAATCAAAACATCGAGAACGTGGCGAGATTGTCCGGCAAGACATTGGTCCTGTCGTTTTACGCCGTGGCTGGTGCGGCGGGTGTAAAGCTAGGTGCTAATGCCTATCAATATTTTGGTTCCGGCGGGTCGCCCTCGACCGGAGGGTGGGCCTTAGCCACGGGTCAGCAGGTCACGCTCGCCACGACATGGACGCGCTACACCGTGACAATTCCGATGCCAAGCATGGCCGGGAAAACGCTCGGCACGAACAATGACCATTCAAGTCAGCTCTACATATATTTTTCTTCTGGTGCAACGAACAACGCCGTGGGCGGCAACATCGGCGTGCAGTCGGGCACAGTGCAATTGTGGGGCGTGCAGCTCGAACTCGGCACGCAGGCGACGCCCTTGGAAAAGATTGATCCCGGCGACGATCTGCGACGGTGCCAGCGGTTTTATCAGGGCGGCACTTATGGCTGCCAGGCTTACAACGCGGCAGGCGCTGGCCTTGGCTCGGAAATCAATTTCCCGGTCCCGATGCGGGCTGTTCCAACGATTGCTTTAAGCTCGCAGAACTACATCAATTCCAGCGGGGCCGCTGTTCAAAGTGTTCAGAGTACCGGCGTAAACCTGCAAGCGATTGTGACGGCGCAGGGGCCGGCGGCTTTCAGCACTGTCTATACGGCATCGGCGGATCTCTGACATGGCAGCAGAATACAAACAACTCAACGACCCGATGACCGGCACGATCTCGGAGACGATCCTGCGTGTCGCGGATCAGGCGCACATACCACCTGATCCGGCGAATCGCGACCGCGCCGACTATGATTTGTGGGTCGCGGAGGGCAACGCGCCAGACCCGCCCGATCCCTTGCCGGAACCAGCGCCGCCGCAGCCGGTTGAATTGCCGGCGCATCCCGAAGAGCCGATGGATGCTGCTACCAAGCAATATGTCGATACTCAGGTCGCATCAGTGACGGCGCGTCTTGATGCGCTCGAAAGGCGGGGAATTTAAATGCCATCCCTCGAATATGCCGTCCGCCCGTACCAATCGCCAGGGCGCAACAACTTCCTGATCCCGTCAGCGCCGAGCGTCACGAACCAGCGCGCGACGCTGACTTGGGGCGCGACATCGACGCCGCCGAAACCGGAGCCAGGGATAAGTGTGCAGCTGAAAGACGAGCAGAAATGTAAGGAAACTCTGAACGAATTAACTCGCGATACCGAGCGGGTCACGATCCCGGTTACGACGACGGAAGATGGAACCGGCTCTATCACCGTCGATCGACCGAAGACGTTGACACTCAGCAAGCACGAAACCGGGGCGCAACCGCCGACCACGTATGGCGGCGGCATGACTCAGCAAGCTGACTTTGCGGTGGGCGGCGATTGGGCAATGGCTCCGGAGTTTGGTTCGATGGCTCCATACGTCGGGTCAGGCGTCGCGCCACCCGGCGGGAACGATTGCGATACGACATGGAAGTTTAAGAACTGATGTCCGACGCGCCGCCGCCAGCAGCCGATTACAGAGAATCTCCGCTCGAACAGCTCGTCGAAGTTCGTCTGCCGAAAAAGAAGCCGCCTAACGGCGGCAACGGCGGCGTAGAGCCACAGTGCAATACCTACGGATACGGCTCGATAATGGCCGCAGCCGCCGGGATCATCACCGGCATACCGTATGGGCCGTATCTATTGCCGCCGTTTACCGACCCGCTACCGAGGCCGTATCAGGATTTCCCCGCTGCTACTCACGGGTTGCATGCACAGGATATCTGGTTATTGCCGAATGGAGTGCTGGCCTTCACAACCCAGCAACTCGTCCAACTGACAATTGAACACCCGGAGCTCGGCGGCTCTTCGACCTTTGCTTACCGCACGGTCGCCGGTTATGAGTTCAACGGCTTTCAAATCAACATGCAGTGGGGCTCATCATCCAGCGACCCGGCCGCAAGCGTTGGACTGGGGCTAACCCGCCCTCCGGATGGCGCGCAGGTCGGGAGTCCAGTGCCAGCACCTGCCGAGCCTGTCATCACATTAGGGGCACCGACCGCTGGCAGCGGCAGCTATTTGTATAACCCCGCATCGACTGGCAGCGCCGCGGTCCTGTGGTGGATGATGAAGCCGCATGGTGGTGGCTGGGCCGCCTATAACCAATTCATGTCTCGCGAGCTTAACGGCGAGGGCGATTGGTACACATGGCAAATCAGCGCGGTTTGCGGGCCGCTGATACCGTAGCGACAGACAAATGGTAGATCTTACCTTTCGCACAATCGGCGCTTGGGGCGGCGGCAAAGGCTCGAACCTAGAGCCGTCCGAAGTCGATAGCAATTTCTGGTCGCTCGCGAACGCGATCTTTGCTCTGCAAAACGATCCGGCATTGCCGGTCGGGATTGCATCGATCGTTGTCGCCGGAACGCAAATGACCATCACGCTCACCGATGGGAGCACGATGGGGCCGTACACGCTGCCGGTGCTGACGATGCGCTGGCGCGGCGAGTTCGAAAGCAACGCGCCTTATGAGTCGCTCGATGTGTTCACCGTGTCGAGCGATAACACGGCGGTCAATCCGGCAACGGTGAGATACGGGATATTTTTAGTACAGGTTAGCGGCTTGTGGGCGGTGTTCGAGCCGGATCTGATCGTCGATGGCAATCCAGCATTCAAGCAATTATTCGGATCGGTCGACACCAAGCTCTCGACGCTCTCGGATGTACAGATCAGCGGCAGCTTGACTGACGGCGAAGTGCTCGAATGGGTCGTCGCCGACGAGAAATGGGAAAACATTCTGCTCGGCGATATGTCGAAGCAGAATTCAAATAACGTCACCATCCTCGGCGGCGTGATCACCGGAATGCCGACGCCGGCATCACCGGACGATGTAGCGACGAAAGCGTATGTAGACTCGCTCCCGGCGGGGATGACCTCGCCGGACAAGACCATGATGGCGAATATCTCGGGTGTCTCCGGCCCGGCGATACCGCATCTTCTCAGCGACTTCCTCGACTACGCGCTCGGCTCGTCGGTGCGTGGCACGCTGCTGTATCGCGGCGGTGTCGGCTGGCAAGCGTTCGCGCCAGGAACCGCCGGGCAATTTCTCAAAACAATGGGTGCTGGCGTCGATCCGATATGGGACGTTGGCGGCTCTGGCGTCGTCTCGATCACCGCAGGCGCGGGCATCAGCACGGGCGGGGCACCGATCACCTCGACGGGCACTGTGGCGCTCGCCGTGGCTGCCGATAGCACGGTGCTTGCCAATGTCAGCGGCGCGTCGACAGCTCCGGTTCCGACAACGCTCTCGGCTTGGCTCGACCATGCTGCCTCGGCGAGCCGCGGAACGATCCTCACGCGCACTGCTGCTGGCTGGGTCGCGCTCGCTCCTGGCACGAGCGGTCTATTTTTGAAAACGCAAGGCCCGACCGGCGACGCGATATGGGACGCACCTGCCGGTTCTGGCACTGTTACGTCGGTCGCATCGGGTACGGGATTAACCGGCGGCCCGGTCACATCGACGGGCACGCTGTCTCTCGCCGCGATCCCGACCGGCGACTTGCTTGCCAATACATCGGGCAGCTCGGCGGCTCCCGTGCCGATGACCGTGACACTGCTGTTCGATGCCGTGTTCGGCGCGACGCAAGGCGCTGTGCTCTATCGTTCGGCGAGCGCGTGGGTACTGCTCGCGCCCGGCACCTCCGGGCAATTCCTTACGACCGGCGGCGCGGCGGCAAATCCTTCGTGGCAGAATGCGCCGATCACCGGGGCGAGCACACCGAACCTCCGCATCGTCAGCAATATCAGCGGTGCGGCAGCGGTGCCGACCGGCAATACGCTCAGCAACATCCTCGACGCGATCATCTCCTCGAGCCGCGGGACGCTGCTCTATCGCACCAACACGCAATGGCAGGGGCTCCCGCCGGGTGCGAGCGGCCAAGTATTGCAGACCGGCGGTGTCGGCGGCGATCCGAGCTGGGCCACGAATGCGGGCGGTAATATCGCGATCACGACGCCGCACGCGCAGGACATCCTGTCATACAATTCATCGAGCGGGCGCTTCGAGAATGTCAGGCCGCGCTATGTCGTCGGCGCTTATGTGCCGGGGCGCATCAGCGCTGCGTCACAAAGCCTGCTGTATCATAAATTCTCAAAAGCGGTAACGGTGCCTGCTAATCTCGGCGCATATCTCGGGCACACGACCGAAGCAGGCGGCGGCATCGCTGCTACTAGCTCGACGGCGATCACGCTAGAGCGGGCGCTCGCAGGCGCACCTACGACGTTCTCCACCGTCGCTAGCGTGACGTTCGCGGGAGGCTCCGTCACCGGCACGATGTCAATACAGGCAGCGATCGCGTTCGCGCAAGGCGACGTTCTGCGAATTCGCGGGCCAGCGACACCGGACGTGACGTTCGCGGACTTTCATCTCTCACTCGTTGGATTTGAGACATGACCGGATTTACCGATCGCACTAGCCAGGGCATTCTCAATCATATAACCGGCAAGAGCGCGCTCTTTGCGCTGCCGACCGCTTACGTCGCGCTGTTCACGGCGGCGGGCACCGATGCCGGGACCGGCTTCACCGAAGTCGTCGGCGGTAGCTACGCGCGCAAGGTCACGGCGGCGGCGGATTGGAATAGCGCGACAGGCTCCGGGCCGAGCGTGATCTCGAATGCGAATACGTTGACGTTCGCGACCGCGACGGCCGATTGGGGCACGGTGGTCGCATTCGGCTTATATGATGCGATCTCGGCTGGCAATCTGCTGTGCTGGGATTTTTTCGGTAATTATAGCTGGCTCCCGGCGACAGTGAGCGCTGCATCGCCAGCGGTCATAACGCTTCACACTCACGGCTTCTCCGTCTCCGATCTCGTCCAGTGGACCGTCGAGTATGGCGGCACTACGCCGACGTTCTCGCAATCGAACTTTACCGGGTCGCTAACCGTCACATCGCCGGGCACCGATACGTTCACTGTCACGAATGCTGCCACGGCCGTAAACACGAGCGGCACCGGCAACGGGATGGTGCGCAAGGTCGCGCCGCAAGCGATCGCCAACGGATCGAGCGCGGCGTTCCCGGCTGGCTCGCTGACGATTGCGAGTTCGTAGCATGGCGCTGATCTTTTGCGAGGGATTCGATAAGTACGGCTCGTTTCCCTATACCCAAGGCCCAACGTTGACCACCCTACTGAACGCAGAATGGACGACTGTGACGTTGGCAGGCACTAGCGCAATCGTTTCCGGGCTCAGCGTGCCCGGCTTCGCATTTCTACTCACGACCGCCGCCACGTTGACCAAAACCCTTTTGTCGAATTACGCGCGGCTGATCGGCGGGTTGCGTTTCAACGTGAACGCCTTTGGGACGGCAGCAACGCAGCTTATGCAATTCCGCGACGGCGTGACCGCGCAATGTACGATTACGATGGAAACCTCCGGAATTATCAATCTGCGCAGCGGCGGCACTGCGGGAACAATCCTTGCCGGTGGCGGCAGCATTGCCACAAACAGCACGCATTACCTCGAATGGGACATCACCTTCGGCACCTCTGCCGCCTATCAGCTATGGCTCGACGGCGTGTCGCTG